GTTTATTATATATATATACATGGATAATTTCCACACCCATACACAGACACCCCCACAAACAACCCTGCACCATTTTATTCAATGTTTTGCCATATTTTATTTTTTACTTTAAAACAATTCTAAATTAGCTAGATATGGTATATGGATTACCTACATGCAGAAGATCTAGATTGTATTGCTTATGTTGATGAAAAGACTAATGCAGTAACTATTAAGTTTATTGGTATACCCAACAACCACTCTGCTCAACTATTTGTTAACTATGTTATGGTAACACTAGGTATAGACTACCTACCACTAGAACATAATGGTAAATCAAAGATGATACACTAATGAATATTAAAATACCTTACACACCAAGAAAACATCAGAACTATTTACACCAGCAAATCTCAAGATATAGATGGAGTGTGCTGGTCTGCCACCGAAGGTTTGGCAAGACAGTATGTATGATCAACCATTTAATTAAGTCAGCATTGCTGACCAAAGAGAAGAATCCTAGGTTTGCCTACATTGCACCAACCTTTAAACAGGCTAAAGCAATAGCATGGGATTATGTAAAACAGTTTACCGCAAAAATCCCAGCAACAAAGTTTAATGAAACAGAGTTAAGAGTAGATCTGCCAAATGGCAGTAGAATAACATTATTAGGTTCAGAGAACTGCGATGGCTTGAGAGGTATATACCTAGACGGATGCGTTATAGATGAGTACGCAAATGTAAATGAAAAACTATTTCCAGAAATAATTAGACCAGCTCTATCAGATAGAAAAGGTTATTGTGTATTTATTGGTACACCAGCAGGAATGAACAATAACTTCTATGATCTATACCAACACGCAAATGGCGCAGAAGATTGGTTTAACTATAAAGCAAAAGCAAGTCAGACAAAGATAGTTGATGAAGAAGAACTTGTTAAAGCAAAAGAAGTTATGGGTGAAAAGAAATACCTACAAGAGTTTGAGTGTGATTGGATTGCAAACATTGAAGGTGCAATATATGGCGATGAGATTGCAAAGATAGATGATAAGAACCAGATAGCTAGAGTTCCCTATGATCCTTCCTTGCCTGTCTCCACTGCATGGGATCTCGGAGTAGCCGACCACAGTAGTATTATATTTTTTCAACAAAAAGGAACAGCAATACAGATTATAGATTACCATGAAGAAAGAGGTCATGGATTACCACACTACATACAGATGCTTAATGAAAAACCTTATATATACAAGGAACATTATGCTCCGCATGATATAGATGTGCAAGAGTTTGGTAATGGTAAGACTAGAAGAGAGATAGCCTATCAATTAGGTGTGCGGTTTAAAGTAGTACCGAAGCTACCAATAGAAGAAGGTATTCATGCAGTAACAATGTTATTGCCTAGATGTTGGATTGATACAGACCATTGCAAAAGTCTTGTAGATGCGTTAAGACATTACCATAGGAAGTACATTGACAAAAATAGAATGTTCAGATCGAAACCTGTACATGATTGGAGTTCACATGCTTGTGATGCAATGAGGTATCTAGCTGTTGGACTACAAGAATTAAATACTAGACAAACTGCGCCACAAAGTGTAGCAGATAATAATTATAGGATTATTTAATTATGGGATCAATATTTAAACCAAAAATGCCGCCTTTGCCACCTGTTGCTCCGCCACCAGAGCCGCCAAGCGCAGAATTATCTGCTGAAGAAAAAGCAAGAATAAAAGCTGAACAAGATGCTATTGAAAGAAAAAGAAAAGGTAGAAAGTCTACAATCCTTACTGGACCATTGGGTGTGCAGGAAGATGAAGAATCTAAACTTAAAACTTTATTAGGAGAATAATATGTTAGATAAAATTAAAAAAGTATTTACAAAAAAGAAACCTGCTGCAAAAAAAGTTGTTAGCAACATGGATGATTTAGATAATGGTGTGGGTATCAATCAAGAAGTTAAGTCAGAAGTTAAATCAGAATTAAAATCTGAAACTAAATCTTCTTTAACATTTGGAAAATAATTATGGGTTCTAATGGAGCTAGTGGCGGTGGATCAGATGAAGGTTGGGAAAACACACAAAAGACTAAAGATAAAAAAGCAAATGATTCTTTAATTGGTACTTCAGATTATCAAGGTAATTTAGATTCAAAAGGTAAAAGCAAAGGTAATAATAATAATAACAATAATGGTGGTGGCGATGGTATGAATACTTCTGGTGTAGTTGTTCAAGCTCCAACAGTAGTTGCACCTACTACTGCAGAAATTTCTCAAAGCGAAGCAACAAAAGCAGAAGATCCAATCGAAATAAGAAAAAGAAAAACTTTAGCTAAAGGAAGATCATCAACAATCATAACAAGGTCTACTGGTGTAACTGGTGACTTGACTTTAGGTAAACCAAGTTTATTAGGTAGAGCATAATGGCGCAAACAGATAAAGCAAAAAATTTATTAAAACGATTTGACAGATTAAAATCGCAAAGACAAAATTGGGAAAGTCATTGGCAAGAAGTTGCAGACTATATGCAACCAAGAAAAGCTGATGTAACTAAAACAAGATCTAAAGGTGATAAAAGAACAGAACTTATTTTTGATGGTTCACCATTACAATCAGTAGAACTATTAGCAGCATCACTACATGGTATGTTAACTAATCCATCTACACCATGGTTCTCTTTAAGATTTAAACAAGATGATATGGAGAATGAGGATGAGGCAAAAGAATGGTTAGAGTCTGCAACAGAAACAATGTATGCAGCATTTAATAAATCAAACTTCCAACAAGAAATTTTTGAACTGTATCATGATCTAATTACTTTTGGTACGGCAGCAATGTTTATCGAAGAAGATGATGAAGATGTTTTAAAATTTTCTACAAGACACATTAACGAAATCTTTATTGCTGAAAATGATAAAGGCAGAATCGATACAGTATTTAGAAAGTTTCATATATCTGCAAGAGCAGCAATACAAAAGTTTGGCGACATATCAATTAACATTGCAACCAAAGCAAAAAAAGATCCATACGAAGAAGTAGAAATACTTCATGCTGTTTATCCAAGATCTGATTTTAATCCAAAGAAACAAGATAAAATTAATATGCCATTTGAATCTATTTATTTAGATGCAGAGTCTGGTGATGAATTATCTGTATCTGGATTTAAAGAGTTTCCATTTGTAGTACCAAGATACTTAAAAGCATCACATGAAATCTATGGTAGATCTCCAGCAATGACAGCATTGCCTGATGTTAAAATGTTAAATGAAATGTCAAAGACTACAATCAAGTCTGCACAGAAACAAGTTGATCCACCTTTATTAGTTCCAGATGATGGATTTATGTTGCCGGTAAGAACTATCCCCGGTGGTTTAAATTTTTACAGAGCAGGAACTAGAGATAGAATTGAACCATTAAACATTGGAGCAAACACTCCACTAGGTTTAAACATGGAAGAGCAAAGAAGAAACTCAATTAGAAATGCTTTCTATGTAAATCAATTAATGATGCAGAATGGTCCACAGATGACAGCAACAGAAGTAATACAAAGAAACGAAGAGAAGATGAGATTACTTGGTCCAGTATTAGGTAGACTACAATCTGAATTATTAAAACCATTAATTGATAGAACTTTCTCAATCATATTAAGAAAGAATTTATTCAGACAAGCTCCAGAATTTTTATCAGGTAAAGATGTAGAAATTGAATATGTATCTCCATTAGCTAAAGCACAAAAGTCTAGTGAGTTACAATCAATCATGAGAGCTATTGAGATTATGGGTAGTCTATCAAATGTTGCTCCAGTATTTGATCATATCAATATGGATAAATTAGTTAGACACTTGGCAGACATTGTAGGTGTTCCGCAAAAAATATTAAAACCACAATCACAATTAAATGCTGAAAGACAACAAGCACAACAACAACAAGAACAAATGCAACAAATGCAACAGCTACAACAAGTAGCTCAAGCAGGGAGAGATATAGCACCACTAGCAAAGGCTTTACCAGAAGAAGCTAAAGCTGTAGCGAATGCTGAAGTGGAATAATATGGAAACAAATAAACAGCTGGAAAGCATAATAAAAAAATTAAGAGACAACTATCAATATATTTTTAATACAGAAGAAGGCAAACAAGTCTTATCTGATTTAGAAAAAAGATGTCATTATCATTCTACCACTAATGTAAAAGGTGATAGTCATGAGAGTGCATATATGGAAGGTCAACGCAGTGTACTTCTATTTATAAAACAAATGCTGCAAAAGGAGAATAAAAATGTCAAATGAACAGATAACACAAACTGATGTGCCTGTAGCAGAGACAACACAAACTACTACAGACACTCCTCAACAAACAGAACAAGCGGTTAGTTCTACAACAACAGAGCAACCAACTGTTGCTAAATCTTGGAAAGAAACAATATCTGAAGAGTTTAGAAACGATCCTAACATTTCTAAATTTACAGAAATAGATGCGTTAGCAAAAAGCTACATCAACGCAACTAGAATGATTGGTCAAGATAAAGTTGCAGTGCCTAATGAAAACTCAACTGATGATCAGTGGAATGAAGTTTATGGAAAGCTAGGTAGACCAGAGTCACCAGATAAATATAAACTAGAAGCTAAATCAGATGTTGTACCATTAGATGAAGGTGCAGTTAAATCTTTTGCAGAAAATGCTCACAAGCTAGGTTTAAATAATAAACAAGCTCAAGGTATTCTTGAATACTATAAGAACTCTATGGAAGGTTCTGCTCAACAAGCAAGAGTAGATACAGAAACTGCACAAGCAAATGCAGAAGCTGAACTTCGTAAAGAGTGGGGTAGATCTTATGAGGATAATATTAAGAAAGCAGGAGCTGTAGCAAAAGCAAATATGAATGGAGACATTTTAAATTTAGAACTTAAAGATGGTACAAGAGTTGGAGATCATCCTGATGTTATAAAAGGCTTTGCTAACATTGCTAATCTTTTATCTGAAGATAAATTAATTGGTACTGAAAGCGAAAATGTTGACAAAGGTACAGACTACGAAGCTGAAATAAGTAAAATTGTTAATGACAGGGATGGTCCATATTGGAATAAAGGTCACCCAGATCATGACAAAGTAGTTCAGCAAGTGTTTACTTTAAGAACAATGCTTAATGGATAACAAAGAATTAAGATTAGAAATACTTCGTATTGTTGTAGAGAGTGGATCAGAAAATCAAAAATCTAATCCCTTGCCAATCTGCGAAGAATATTATAAATGGGTTTGTAAGCCGAATGAAAATTCGGCTAACAAAAGTAAGACAATGCGTAAGCACCTTACTGACAAGAAGGAATAGACTCTAGTCTAACAGACTTTAAATGCAAGAGAAGCCAAATTTTTTTGAGAACTCCTCTGATTTTGTTTAATAATAACTTAACAAATAATAGGAGACAATTATGTCAACTGAAATAACAAAAGCATTTGTAGAACAATATAGTTCAAACATACAAATGTTATCACAACAAAAAGGATCACTTTTAAGAGACAAAGTGAGACTTGAGTCTGTTACAGGGAAGAATGCTTTCTTCGACCAAATTGGTTCTGTAACTGCAACTGTAAGATCAACTAGACACTCTGACACTCCACAAGCAGATACTCCTCACTCAAGAAGAAGAGTTTCACTTGTTGACTATGAGTTCGCAGATCTTGTAGACGATTTAGATAAAGTAAGAATGTTAGTAGATCCTACTTCTAGCTATGCACAAGCTGCTGCTTATGCAATGGGTAGAGCAATGGATGATGCTATCATTACTGCTGCACTTGGTTCATCTGACACAGGTGTTGCTGGTGGTACTGCTGTTGCATTACCTGCTGGTCAAAAAATCGTTGAAGCTGGAACTGCTGGTTTAACTGTTGCTAAATTAAGACAAGCAAAAGAAATCATCG